GCGCTCGTGATCGTCCGCGCCACCGCTGAGGACGACGCGACCGTGCGCGAGCGTGTCGTCGCGGCGCTGGCGGACGTGCTGAGCGGGAGGGTCGGGTGACGCACGAGGCGTTCACCGACGCCCTGCAGGCGTGGCTCGACGCCTACGTTGCCGGCGTGCTCGCCGAACTGCGTGCCGCGGCGGCCGAGCGTGTCGCGCTGGACTTCGATGTCTCGCGTGAGCGAGAAGGCGAGCGGACTGGCGCGGCGGCGCCCGCGCGTCGATCCCGCCGAGTGCGTACCGTCGACTCGACGTCGACCACCCGCACCATGGAGGCTGGGAGGTCTCCGTCTGATCTCGACGACACCGTCGCGGCCGCGGGGCCGATCGCCCCCCCCCGAGACGTCCCAGGCTTGAGCGGCTCGCCCGCGACGGCGTCGTCACCCTCCTGGTGCGCGGTGTGCCGCGCCCCGCACCGGCCGCAGCCGGCGCCCGTGCGCGCCGTCGCCCCGGTCGTGCGGCTCACCGTCGACGCGCGCTCCCTGCGGGCGCGGGAGGTCATTGACCGATGAACGCTTCGACGACCAAGCCCACCGGCCACGCATCGCTCGCCGATGCGCTCGCCGACCACGCTTCACGTCGCGCCACGGGCGACCTGCTGCGCCTGCGCGTCTGGCCCGAGTGGGTCGAGGACGGGCGGCAGGCGTACGCGGGCGAGTGCCCGTGCTGCCGGTCCACGCTGATCACGTTTCGCGAGGTGGAGCAACTTGGAGGCGCGGTCTGATGGGTGCGCCGAGGATCCGTGAGCGCCAGCCGATCGCCTACCAGCCGAGGCGGCAGAGCATCCGCCGCTCTGTGAGCGTCGGCCAGGTGTACGGCAGGTGGACCGTTCTCGAGCTGGCCGGGCGCGACGAGAACCGCGCGACCGCGGCGCACTCGATCGACCGCATCGACAACAACGGCAACTACGAGCCCGGCAACGTCCGCTGGGCGACCGCGACGCAGCAGGCGAACAATCGTCGCCCGCGTCGCTGCTGAAACCAAAGGAGCGCCGCGTACGCGCGGCAAGGAGCCCCCGCCATGTCCGAAGACGAGTCCACTGCGCTGGAGAGGCGCAACCACAGCGGCGCGCTCACGCACCGCGCCGCCGAGCACATGACGCGCGATCAGGTCGAGCTGCTCAAGCGGACGATCGCGAAGGGTGCGACAGACGACGAGCTGGCGCTGTTCGTGAACACCGCGAACCGTCTCGGGCTCGACCCGTTCGCCCGGCAGATCTTCGCGGTGAAGCGCTGGGATAACCGCGAGCGCCGCGAGGTGATGTCGATCCAGGTGTCGATCGACGGCTTCCGGCTCGTCGCCGCTCGCAGCGGTGCAGTCGACGGTCAGGAGGGGCCGTACTGGTGCGGCGAGGACGGCGCCTGGAAGGACGTGTGGCTCGACAAGAAGCCGCCTGCTGCCGCGAAGGTGCTGGTGTACCGGCGCGGCGCGGCGCGGCCGTTCATCGGCGTTGCTCGGTTCGAGGCGTACGCGCAGAAGACCAAGGACGGATCGCTCAACACGATGTGGTCGAAGATGGGCGACCTGATGATCGCGAAGTGCGCCGAGGCACTCGCGCTCCGCAAGGCGTTCCCGGCCGAGCTCGCCGGCGTCTACACGCCCGAGGAGATGGATCAGGCGAGCGTGCCGGCGCCATCTGTTGCGCCTGTCCAGTACACCGGCGTGATCGACGCTGATGTGGTCGAGCGCCCGACCATCCCCGCGCCGCCCTCCGCGCCGAGGCGCCACGACATCGACGCGATCACGCTCGACTTGATCGCCGACATCGAGGCCGCCGAGACGTACGACGCGCTGCGCGCGCTGTCGCCGAGGTTCGACGCCTTGCCGCGCCCGAGCCCGCAGCGCGACCAGGCCGGCGCCGCGTACCTCGCGCGCAAGTCGGCCCTGACGAAGCACCCCCGTGACGGAGCGGCGGCGTGACCGCGCCGCGCCTCACGGCGAGCGCGCTGCCGCGCGCGTTCGCGTGCACCGGCTCACTCGTGCTCCCACAGGCGCGCACGGCGTCCGTATGGGCCGATGCCGGCACGGAGCGCCACGACGAACAGGAGGACGCGATCGACGCCGGGGATTTGTCGGCGATGCCCGACAAGGTTCGAGCACTGATCCCGGATGGCGCCGAGCTGCGCGCCGAGGTCGCCGTCGCATACGACGTCGCCACCGGCTACGGCCGCGAGCTCGGCGTCGGCCTCGGGCGCGCCTATTCCGGCCTCGGCCCGTTCGAGATCGCCGGCACGATCGACGCCATCGCGATCGTGCGCGATGCCAGTGGGCGCGCGGTGCGCGTGCTGATCATCGACTGGAAGGGATACGAGGACGTCGGCGACCCGGCGCGGAACGAGCAGGTGGCGCTCTACGCGCTCGCCTCCGCTCGTGCGCACGGGGTAGACGAGGTCGACGTGGTGATCGCGTACCTCGGCACCGGCCGGGTCGAGAACGTCACGCTTGACGTGTTCGAGATCGATTCTTTCGGCGAGCGGCTCCGCGGGCTGCACCTTGCCGTCGCGTCGCAGCAGTCCGTGGTCGCGTCCGGCCGTCTACCTGACGTCAGCGAGAGCCGGCACTGCAAGCACTGCCCTGCGATTCACTCGTGCCCGGCGAAGATCGCGCTCCTGCGCCGGCTGGTCAGCGGCCAGGAGAGCGACGAGATGGAGATGCTGATCCCACTGGACGAGGACAGCGCGCGGATGGCGCTCGAGCGCCTCGCGGCCGCAAAGAGCTTGCTCAGGCGGATCGACGCCGCGGTGTACGCCTACGCGGCGAACGCGGAACGGCCGATCCCGCTGGGCGAGGGCCGGTACTTCGGTCGGCACTCCAAGATGGGGAACGAGCGCCTGGACGGCGACAAGGTGTGGCAGGTCGTCACCGAGATGCACGGTCGCGACGTTGCCGACCAGGTCGTCGAACGCCACGCCACGAAGGCGAAGATCAAGGAGACGCTCAAGGGGCTCGCGAAGGCCGGGCTGCTGCCGGCTGGGGCGACGCAGGCGTCGGAGGAGCGCAGGATCCTGGCTGGGGTCCGCGCACGCGGTGGCGCGACGCGAGAGGAGAAGGAGTCGATCGGCGAGTTCGCAGTCGACGAGGCCACGCCGATCAACGCGCCGCGGGCGCTGAAGGCGACCGGCTGAGATGTCCGGGCGCGCGGCGCGTCCAGTGAGTGCAGCTCCTTGGCGGGGGCAGGCACACGCCGCACGGCGAGCATCGTCGGTTCGCTCGCCGTTTTAGCCCGTGGGATGGCCCACTGCGAGCTTCGACCGCTCGACGGGCGACGACGACGAAGTCAAACACGCAACAACCAAGGAGATCCTGTGCCACCGAAGAAGAAGAACGCCGCCCCAGCGCGGCCCGTTGTCGTCGTCCGCACCTACTCCGCCGGCGTCCATGTCGGCGAGCTGGTGTCGTGCACCGGCTCCGAGGTCGAGCTGGCCAACGCGCACCGCCTGTGGAGGTGGCGCGCCGCGAACACGCTGCACGAGGTCGCGATCCGTGGCGTCGCGCAGGACTACACGCGGATCAGCGAGCGCGTGCCGTCGATCATCCTTACCGGGGCGATCGAGATCATCGAGTGCAGCGCCGCCGCCGCGGAGAACCTGAGGACGCCGCGGTGGGGCTGACCGTTGTCCACGGCGTGACCGGCGACGGCTCCGGCTACGGCTCCGGCTCCGGCTCCGGCTCCGGCTCCGGCTCCGGCGACGGCGACGGCTACAGCTCCGGCGACGGCTCCGGCTACGGCGACGGCGACGGCTCCGGCTACGGCTCCGGCGACGGCTCCGGCGACGGCGACGGCGACGGCTCCGGCTACGGCTCCGGCTCCGGCTCCGGCTCCGGCGACGGCGACGGCGACGGCTCCGGCTACGGCTGATCACTGAGGAGGTGGCCAAGGACGACGACCAACACAACAAGCACCAACCCAGCCCACGCGCCTGTGACAGGTCGTGGGTCTGCCCCAGCGGGCCGCGAGCAGCGGCGCCAAGCAGCTGACGATCCGCCACATCACGCGCGCGATGCACCTCGAAGCTGTGCGCGCGTGGCACTCGCACCACAAGCCAGTGATCGGCGAGACGTTCGCGCTCGGTGCGTTCTACCTCGACGCCGACCAGCTCGAGCTGCGCCGCGCGCGGCTCGCCTCGTGAGGACCACCACCGTGCAGACCTGCAGGAGCCCCGGCTGCGGCCGCCCGATCATCTGGGCCCGCTCCGTCAACGGCGACCCGATCCCGCTCGACCCCGAGCCCACGCCCGACGGCAACCTCGACCTCGTCGACGGCCGCGCCGTCGCCTACGGCATCGAGGCCGCCGCCGCGCAGCGGCCGCGGTACGCCTCCCACTTCGTCACCTGCCCCGACGCCGCGAGCTTCCGCTCGCCGCGCGGCGCGAAGAGGAGGCGGTGATGGGCGCCACGAAGTGGGAGGTCAACGCGACGACGCTCTGCGCGTTCACGTTCGACCTGCCAGCCGCGACCGATCGCGACGAGGTCGCGACCGAGGCACGCCGGCGCGGCGCCACGCAGGTGGCGATCGCGCTGGTCGGTGACGACGACGACGTGCTGGAGGAGTACGAGGTCGACGAGTGGTGCGAGTCGTGCGACGGGCCGCTGTTCTACGGCGACGACGACTGGAAATACGACACCGAGGACCCGATCGCCGTGCACGCGCACGGCAGCCCGCGCTGCGTGCCGCGGACGCGC